AACTCCGAATTTCAGGATAAGTGACAGACACTACAATAAACAGTACAGGACCCTCTTTGGGCCATATTTCCATTTACCTACACTGGCTATGCCAGGGGCGGGTACTCTTGAATATAAATGTGCTGTCGGACGCATGATTGCGTTACGAGGAGACGACGGACCCAATGCTAAAGCGCGAAGTCAGAGACTGGCTGCCAACCAAAGCACTTTACTGCGTCGTTACCGAAACATACTACACAGATACAAAGAACATTTTGAGTCACATATTATTAGGGGAGATCCAGAAGCTACATATACCGAATGGTTATTAGCAACACATCCCAAGAAAAAATTACGCATGAAAACTGATGCTGAATTTCTAAAGTTCACGGGTAAACCGCGGACGATGACTCATGTTTCTTATAAGTTAAAAAATTATGAACTGTTAGCTGACGGGAAGAAAAGGGCAATCGGTGATTTAGGAGCCGAAAACACACAAGACAGCGCGCATGATATACCAAGTATCAAAACTGCCATGTCACATCCATTTGTACACAACAACCTCACCACAGAATATGTTAAAACAGCCTCACACGAGAATTTAACACGGGTACTTGGTGGTTTGTTAAATACAGAGCCAAATCAGATATATTTTGTATTTTCGAGCGACGACAGTTGTGTCGGAGCCGGGTGCAAAGATGGATCCGTGTATTTTAATGGTGATGTGCGAGCCTGTGATGGCAGCCATAGAACCGCCTTTTTTAACCTCATTGAACAATTTCTAACACTAACTGATGGACTTGACAACGCACATGCAACCAGTGTACGTCGAGCGATGGAGTATCTGAAACTCCCATTAGTTATGAGAAATCCAGAAGAATATAGAGAAAAAGTAACGTATATTTTCAATACGATGCGCCTTTATTCTGGTTCAACGTTAACTACCACTATAAATAATTTTGCAAATTTGTTCATATCATTCGCATTAGAAAGAAGGGCCCCAAACCCTTCGAATATGACTAAAGAACAATTTAAACATGCATACATAATGGCAGGAGAAGACGTCGGATATCTTTTGAAAGTGGACTCGTGTGAGTTCCCAGAAGATTTGATGTTTTTGAAGCATTTTCCGTCAGTAGTAGATGGAATTGTAGTGCCAGTCGTTGCATTAGGGACGTGGATTCGAGGGTTTGGAACTTTTGTAGGTGACTTACCTGGTAAACAGTCCGACGGCATTATCAACAGGGCTAAAGCCTTTGTCAATGATGTCGTGGTTAGCCGAGACAATTGGGGCAACCACAAAATTAGAGATTCATTTCAACACTTACGTTGTCACCACACTGTGGTAATGACGGGCAACGCGTATCGCGAAGCCTTGACCTCACGGTCTATTGGTAGAACCAACATAAGAGTTAGTGATGAGTCCATATTGCGTCGTTACCGTATTTCAAATAGTGAACTAGATGAGCTATGTTCACTTATCTCTGCATCTAATGTCGGAACTGTCATTTGTGACAGAACCGCACATAAAATGTATATGAAGGATTATGGGTGAAGCGCAATTTAGCCCCCGCAAGGCCGAGAGAGCGGACAGTTGATACGTTGCATTATCAACTAGTAACACAACCTATGGAAACCCCCAATGGGTTCTATGGAGAGTCTCTATGAGAGACCCATGGAAGACCCATATGGGAGTCTATAGAGGTCACACGGTTCAGTGCAATAACAAAC